GGAGCCATGACCTCGTAGAGCTGGACGGCCGAGCCCGCCGCGTCGCGGATGCGGTCGCCCGCCTTCGGCGTGGCCTCGGAGCCATCGAGGACGAGGTCGGCGGCCAGGACGAGGAAGTCCCGCGACTCGGTCCGCTGGACGAGCCCCATCCGGTCGACCTGCTCGAAGAGCGTCCGGCCGAGCGTGGCCGGGACCTCGACGGAGCTCGCGCCCCGCTCGTAGGTCACCGTCCGCGTCATGTGGGCGGTGCGCTGCTGGTCGAGCCACTGGCTCCCGGCATCGAGGAGATCAGCCACGGGCGTCCTTCGTCACTGCGAGAGTCGGACGCGAACGGTCGCGTCGCCGTCGGCGGCGGTGGCGACCGCCTTGCCGATGAGCTTGTTAGCGCCGGCGGCGGCGTCGGTCGTCGCCTCCGTCGCGCTCTCGTCCCAGTAGACGGTCGCGCCGGCCGAGATCCCGGAGCCGCCACCCGTCGCCTTTGGGAAGTCGAAGACGCCGTCGACGGCCAGTGCCCCGAGGATGCCGGCTGCGATGTCGAGCTTCGCGATGCCGACCAGATCCTCCTGGACAACGACGTCGCCGGCGGCAACGTCGGAGCCGGGCGTGTAGTCGATCGATCGCCCTTCGTGGATGAAGACAGCGGTTGCCATGGGTCAGTGCTCCTCGGTGCCGCAGCGCGGACTAGACTTCGAGAACGAAAGGAGGTGCGCCGTGAAGGCGATTCTGATCCTTTCGGGAAACACCCCGTCGCGGGGATAACCACAGCCCACCCGCGGTCAGCAGGGACCGGAATGGGCCTCGACTGATGTGGGCTCGCGGCAAGGCACGGCTTGGGAGCCGCTCGGTCCTGCTGCCGAGCGGCTCACTTCTTTCAGAAGACCGCACATCAGGCCTCGCCCTTGCTCTTGACGGCCGCACGGTGGTCCTGCATCGCGACTCCGAAGTCGAAGTAGCCGCGCCACTGCATGCCGAGGGTGTTGAAGTTGGTCTCGCCGCTCTCGATCGTCGGAACCCGGCGACCGCGCAGGTACGCGATCTCGATCGCGGCCACATCGGCGGGGTTCGCGAACAGGTACCAGGCCTTCGAGCTGCCGCCGGCGATGCCCTGGGCGTTCAGGTAGGGACTCGCGACCGGCTGCCACTTGCCGGCGTGGGGGTTGTTCGCCGGCTTCGGCTTGTTCGCGTCGGTGGTCTCGTTGACCCGCGTCTCGGTCATCAGCTGCTGGGCCGTGACCTTGAGCGATGTGGGAACGAGCAGGACCGCCGGGGAGATCAGGATCGGCTTGCCGTCCGAGTCCGTCTGGTCCATGAACGTCTGCTCGGCGCGGGTCAGGGCGTCGATGTTCAGCGCCGTGTCCGCACCGGAGATGAAGTTCCCATTGCCCACCGAGAAGAAGCTGGAGGGGTTCGAGAGCAGTAGCTCGAAGACCGCCTCCTCCCGCTTGAGCGCGGACATCCGGCCGATGATCCGCGGGATCTGCAGGAAGGCCCCGAGGTCGTCGTTGATGATCATCTGCCGCGTCAGGGCGAAGATCCGGCCGAAGGTCTCGACGCGGTTGGTGTACGCGGCCTCGCTCAGCGTCGTGTGCTTCAGCTCGCCGTCCGGGCCGACCTTCTCGAAGACGCCGTTGCCGGTGAGCCGGTAGCGGGTGACCTCCTTGAAGTCGGCGACGTCCGCGTCGGCACAGAACGAGCCGATGACGCTGTCCACGGCCTGGTAGGCCGCGAGCATGGACTTGTTCGCGACGTTGGACAAGATCCCGGCGAGGCTGATCGTCGAGAAGCCGCCACCCGACGCTCGGATCGACCGCTCCTGGCCGCGGAGCGTCCGGTCGGCCTCCAGGGCGGTGAGGATGAAGTCGTTGTCGACGTGCCCCGTCCGGGCGAACTGGCCCGCCGCCTCGATTGCGTAGGCGAAGGCGGTGTGGAGGCCGGCGCCACGCATTCGGCCGGTGACGGCAGCGTTCATCGTCCGCTCGTCGTACCACTGGCCCACCTCGGGCTCGGCGATCCCGGCCGAGAGGCAGAGTGCCGCCTCGATCGCACGGGCGGACGTGCCGTCGTCGCCGTCCCGCCGGACCCCGCCGGCACGGATGGCGGGTCGCTCGGCTCGCAGGACCTCAAGCTCGGTGCGAGTCTCGTCCCAGCCTTCGCTGATCGCCCGGGCTTCGAGCTCGGCGTGCCGCCCGTCGGTCGCGGCGCAGACGCGTCGGATCGTGGCGATTCGCGCGGTCTCGGCGGCAGCGTCGGCCCGCATCCGGGCGACGGGATCATCGTCCGCGTCGATCGTCGCCGACGCGGTCGAAGCCGCCGGGGGCTCCGCGCCTTCGGTCTCGAACATGGCCCGGAGGCTGGTCGCCTGGGCCGCGGAGAGGTCGGTCTCGGCGAAGCCCTTCGCCTCGAGCCACTGGTCGAACTGCATCGTGTCGTTCTCCGATCGGCCCGCGGCGATCGCGGACCCGGTGGCGGGGGAGCCAGTGATCTGGGCGGTGGTGTCGTCGTCCGCCCCGAGGGCGACGAAGCTGACCTCGCCGAGCGTCGCCTTCCTGGCGATGTGCAGCGGTCCCTCGAACTCGCGGCCGTTGGCTTGGGCACGCCGGCCCTTCGGCACGAAGTCCACGCGCTCGGCGGTGGCCCCGACGGAGGCCTGCCAGGGGAAGCCGTTCCGGCTGGACTCGACGACCTCGCGGGCGACGACGCCCGCTCCGCTGATGACGCCGGTGACCTCGAGGCGATCCGCATCGACGCGGATCCCGTCGGTGTGCCCGACGATGAGGGCGCGGTTGTGGTCCTTCAGGATCGGGCGGCTCTTCGCGGTCACCCGGAGGCCCGCGAGATCGACGACGACGGGATGCGTCCAGCCGGTGAGCCGCATCGGGCCGCCGGTGTACGCGGTCATCGCGAACCGGCGTAGCGGGGCGGGGGCGCCGGACTCGGTCGCTGCGACATCCGACTCGACGGGGGCGTCCCATCCGGTGACCGGCGCCTCGAGGCGCAGCGATCGCGGCGTGTCAGTCACGCTCGTCATCGGGCTCCTCCGTCAGGGTGGGCAGCGGCTCCTCGACCACGAGGCCGAGCTCGGTCATGAGCTCGAGCTCCTTGGCCCGCTGGCGGAGCTCGGTCTCCCAGTCGCGTCCCTGCTTGGCGAACTCGCTGGCCAGCGTGGTCGTGTGGCTGGCGAGGCGGGTCGCCTGCGCGTTCGCCTCCTTGGCCGGATCGACGTGCTCGTGGCCATCCCAGAACCACTGGTGGCTCAGGGACTCGCCGCGGGCGGCGAGCGTGCGGACCGGGATCGGCAGCAGCCCCGAGACCAGGACGGCCTCGCGGAGCCAGGCGGCGAAGATGCGGTCGAGAACGACGGCCGCGAGGTGCTCCTGCTCGACGCGGATCGACTTGAAGTAGGTCTGGTGGTCGAGGCGGCCGCTGGCGTAGTTGTAGCCCGAGCTGTTCCCCGCCGCGACGTTGAACGGCATGTTCAGGCAGCGGGCGATCTCGTTGAGGAGCTCGCGCTTGAACTCGGCGTAGGTTGTCGACGGCTGCTCCGCGTGGACCTGCGACATCTTCCAGCCGCCGGGCATCGTCAGCAGCGACCGCGCTTCGAGCTCGATCGCGTCCATCGGCTCGACCGCTTCGGCTTCGCCGTGGGCGGGAGCGTCGGTGTACAGGATCCCGGCGAAGTCGGCTGCGGTCTCCGCGGCGCCGAGCACGGCGAGCGTGTATCGGCGGAGCTGCGCGAACAGCGGCAGGGCGGGCGTGATGTCTGGCACGCCGCGGGACTGGCCGGGCCGGTCCGCGCGGAAGTAGTGGACCATCGCCGCGGCCGGCACCCGGTCGTACTCGAGTCCGATCGACCGGCGGAGCGAGTCGCCGGGGTGGTCCTTGAGCACGTGGTACTCGACGGGGTTCCCGAAGTCGTCGAAGACGATCCCGTCCACGCGATTGTCGAGCAGGGTGGTCAGGTCGGGCGTCGTGACCTGGTCCGCCTCCACAAGCTGAGCTTCCAGCTTGATTGCCGTGGGCAGGGCGGGGTTGTTCATCAGGACGAGGAAGGCCTCGCCGTCCTGGGCGCGAGCCATCCGAGCGGTCCGGAGCTTCTCCGGGAGGCGGACGGCCCGTGCCCACGCCGCGAACTCCCGCTCGATGCGCTGGTTCGTGGCCGGGTCGTCGGAGAGCAGCTGGAGCCGCGGGCCCGTCCCGATCACGTCGTTGGCGAGCGTGAGGACGATGCCCCGGGCGTAGGCGTTATTGGCGACCTCGTAGCGGGCCCGGTTCCGGAGGGTCCGGCGGACCTCGGGGCTCG